CTTCCCAGGCTTTTTGCTCGAGTCGATCCCGTAGATTGGCCGGCAGAGTAATATCTTCATGAAGCTGGGCAATCTCTTTTAATTTCAGTTCGTATGCCTCCTGGGGAGTGGCTACGCTTTTCCAAAGTCCTGAAATGATCTTTTCGTTCTTGGCAAAAACTTTTGCGACTTCTTCGGATCCTTCAGTGAAAACATCCCAAATATTGAAACTATCGCCAATACCTTTCGATGCAGAGTCTTTTGCACCCTGGCCAATTGCAGTAGCTCTATCTGATAATGCGCCTGGCAGATTCTTTAAGGACTGTTCAAGCTCATCTGCTTTTGGCTTTGCATCTACCAATTTATTGACCAATACGGATACTTCATTTGAAAACTTCTTAAGCCCAGAATCATTGCTGGCAGCAGCAATTTCAGCTAGAGAATAAGAAAAATCCTTGAATGCCCTGACGCTGGGTGATGTTTGTATCTCATTGAGGGTGGTTAAAAACTGATCGAGATCATGATCAGCAACACCAGCCTTTTTTGCCATCTCGGTAAGTTCATCCTGATACGATGCCATCCCAAGTGTGGCCTTTAACGATGCCCCTTTGAGGTCATCAAAAATTGACTCAAGCCCGAAAGGTTTAATATTAGAAGATTCGAGTAACTCTTTGATCTTGGACGCCGTGGAAATTTGAAACGTCTTGAATTTTTGCAGTGCTATTTCAATTTGAATATTGGCAGCTGCAACACTGACTTCAGCAGTTTTCGCTATTTCTTCAGCTAAGACTATTTGCCCGTTCTTTGCTGTCTCTGTCGACTTGTTTAATGCTTCAAGAGCTTCGGCGTATTCCTCTGCAGCTGTTTTAGCAATGCCGGTTTCTTTCGACACACCAGAAATAACCGCGGCAACCGTAGCAATGGCACCACCGGCCAGGGCGCCCCACACACCAAATATTGATGCTATCTGCGAGCCTTGCTGACCTAAAACAAGCATTGCATTCTGACCACCCTGCAACTGAACAGCGATGTCCTGAACCTGATAACCCAGTTGAGAAAAACTCGCTCTCATCTGCCGGGTGGTTGCACGTGTAGTACCTTGAAGCTTGGTTAAGTTTCTGGAGGCAGACGCAATACCCCGAGAAGTATTGTCAGTTGCCGATATTCGTAGAGCTATATTTTCTTGAGTCATGTTTCACGCTCCGGATGATCAGGGGGCAGTGGATCTGCTTCCGCTAATTCTGTCAGTGTTTGATATACATCGTCCTTGATAATGTTGAAAATCGTATTGTGGTCAGACTGGCCGATTAGCCGGGGAGTCAATTTACTCGGCATTGCCAGTAGATGAGACCTGGAAAGGAGAATAATTTCATTCCATGTATTAAGAATTGCCTCTCTGGAAACTAAATCGCCTTCCAGTTTTCTGACTTCCAGGTTCACTTTTTTAGCCTGGGCTTTCGCTAAATTCGCTCTTTCTTTGGATAAATCAGAATTAGAACCAGTTCGGTATTCTATAAACCACTCAATAACATCAGGCGTATTGAAATCCCACTCAATCCCACGCCCACCGCGGGTTTTGACGGGTACACCCTTGTTTATCCAGTTCTCGATAGTCCTGGGTGTAACACCAAATATTTCTGCAAGTTCTCTTTTAGTAGCCATAATTTAAGAAGCGAAAGGAGTTGAAAGTTTCTGTGGCTAATAAAACCCTGCCGTCGCGAATACCCCCAATTGGGAATCTCTCGAAGAACCTATAACCCTTGAATAAATGCCCCATGAAAACCTCATCATGCCAAGAGGTAATGGGAGAGGGGCGCTGTATGACCTGCAAAACCCTTCAAATAAAACAAGTCATACCCCATTTTACTCACTGATTAAGCGCCTGGGTTCTTCAGGAGGCCTACCCAGTCAATGACTTGGGTTGCAAAGTCCAGCCTTGCTTTGATGCGGTAAGCATCAGTGTGGAACTCCTGCTCATCCTCGACGAATACTCCACGCTGTCCATCCAGGTGTGCTATCTCTACGGTATCAACCTGATTCACACTTGCGGCTAGATACCATGCTGTTGTGCTGTCTGCATCGAGTCTTGGTTCAACTACTAACTCAAGGCTTCTGATCCATTCAGGGTTTGCTGTGTTGTTTGACTTGCTAGGGTCAACCAGTGTTGCAATCAGTTGCTCTGCTGTGACTTCCAGGGCTGCTGGAATGATCAAGAAACGTGGTACAACATTAAGGAATGCTTTGCCTCCTATGCCTTTCTGAAGTCTCATAGAAGCCTTTGCAGCACCTAGAGAAGCCACACTTAAAGCTGCTCCTGTTACAAGGTTTCCGTGATCAGCATGGAACAGGGTGGTACTATCGCTCATCGCCGGGTTACTGGTTAGCAGGTTATATACTTTGTCTGCTTCCAGCCTGGCTGCTGAACCTCCAAACGCTTGAGGGCCGCGAGTCAGGGCGGTTAGATCATCATTAACGATGGCCTGTCTTGAGATTTTCAGCATCTTGCCATAGGTAGCCAGTGCGTATGACTCGGCACGTTCTGACAGTGAACCGTATTTGTACTCTGCAGCCTCTGGGATTTCTTCCAGGTTTGGCGCTTCTGACATTGCCACTCTTGATACTGGTTTGAAGTCACGAACCTGAACAGGACGTGTCCACATACGATGGGATGCGGGTTCGTTTTCGTATCCCAGCATTAATGACTTGTTTGCGGTATTGGCCAGTAATAGAGGGAAGTCTGAACTTGTCATTGCAGCTTTGATGATCTCATTCGTGCCGCCACCCATCAAGGTTTTAACGCCACTCATGAAAGTTTTACCTTGCTGACCTACAGAGATTTCAGCTATGTCCAGCAAAGAGCGGCCATGCAAATCACGGGCTGCTGGGTGTGGCTGGTCTACTTTGATGCCGGAGCGATACAGGAGCGCATCTGTTGCAGCTTCAATGAAATCAGAGTGGTGTTTATTCTCACCCCATGAAATACGATCATCAGAACTATTCATTGCAGGGTCTGGAGAATAATTACCATTAAGGGGGCCAGCGTTGCCAGATACTTGGCCAATATGTTCCAGTAGCTTCAATCTGGCATTTTCTACAGATACACTGTCATCGTCGATACATTCATCCAAAACTGCCTGTACTCCCTCTCTATTGGTAAAAGGTTTGAATGCAGAGCGAATGTCATTTTTTCTCTTGCGTTCCTGTTTTACATAGGCCGCAACTTCTGTTGAAGTCTGTTTGTCTTTAGTGCTATCAGTATTTACATCAGGCATTGTATTTTCCTCAATATAGTTTTTGATTCGTGAAGGGACTGCAAAACGGTCATCTGGAAGTGAGGCAGCCATTTGCAGTTCTTCTGTTATTTCATCAATCAGGCCAGCATTCAAGGCTTCTCCAGCCGTGAACCAGTTATCCTGGCCGTTTGTGAGTAGTGAATTGGCTTCTGTGTCGCCAATACGATTGGCATAAGGTGTTGTCATGGCGCTGGCAAAACGCTCCAGCATATCTGCTGATTCTCGCAGCTCCTTGGCATTGCCCGTTGCTGTAGTCCAGGGGGCGTGAATCATCATCAAGGCATTTTCTGACATGCGGATAACATTGCCTGCCATTGCGATCAGGGAAGCGATAGAGACAGCCACACCGTCAATATTGACTTCAATCTGTGCAGGATGACGTTTCAATGCGTTATAGATGGCCAGGCCATCACTGACACTTCCACCGTATGAGTTAATGCGTACACTTATTTTGTTCGACTTGATTTCTGCTAGTTGGTCAACAAGGTCTTTGGCCCATACAGCCTCATCCGACCATGAATTGCCAATGTCCCCGTAGATAAGCACTTCTGTTGTGTCTGAATATGCCTGTATTTGAAATGGGTTCATGCTGCCTCCTTAACGTATGAGACAAGCTTAGAATCAACCTTTAGGACAAATCACCCGGAGCATGTCCCAAATTGATAATTCGATGTAACTGCTTTGCGCTTGTTGGCAGTTTGGCAAATGAGCGGGCTTTTAATAGGTAATTATCCATTGCAGATAATGGGCGGTTTGTATTCTCCTGATATCGTTGAATGATTCGGGATTCAAAGTTATTGATAGTTTCTGCAAGTTGTTTTGCTTTTCCTGTGGGGCTTAGATCATCAGGCAACAAGCTTGCAGCCAGGCATAAAAAATTATCACGCTGTAATAAATCACAGCCAATCAAAGCAGTTTCCAGACTGCAGGCCCCGGCAAAGTATCGGTTTAATGCCTGTT